TAAGAAAGAAAATAAACTTAAGAAAAGTGCTAATAAGAATAGAGGTGAAGGCACTTCCAAAACAAAGAAAACAAGAGTTACAAGAAGATGTAAAACTTGTATGAAATGGAAAAGAGACACGAAAAAGAAACTAAAAGAAGAAGGTAAATCCAGAAAAGAAATTAAAGAAATAGTAAATAAAGATAAAATAAAAAAACCAGATAATTCAAAAAGAGTCTCTAAAGAAACAAAGAACTACGTCGCGTCTTTTGGAGGTAAAATGAGCGCTTACCAAATGCTACAATTAAAAAAACAAGCTGTCTCTGGTGGTTCTGGTACTGGATCAGGTATTCCTGATGATTGGTTAAATATTGATAGTACCAATCCTTCACCTTCAAGTAGAGGTGAAGATGTAATTGAAGAAAATCCAATAAAGACCGCACAGAAAGATTATAACAACAACTGGGCATAATGGCTAAAGACAAAAAAGATAAAAAGAAATTTAAAGATACTAAAGTAGGGGTTTTCTTAAAAGAGAAAGCTCCTAAAATATTAAATGGTATTGGAGAGATATTGCCCGATAGTGGGGTGTATGGTGTAGTTAAAAACTTAATTACAACTGATAATAAAATGACTCCAGCAGATAAGGAGACGGCAATGAAGTTGTTAGAAATGGATCTTGCTGAAATGCAAAGTATATCTGATAGGTGGCAATATGATATGAAGTCAGATTCATGGCTGTCTAAAAACACTAGACCTTTAGCATTGATATATCTTACTGTATGTATGACTATGTATATAATACTTGATTCTTTACAAATGGCTTTTGACATGAAAGAAGTTTGGATAGAATTATTACAAACATTGTTAGTTACAGTATACGTAGCTTATTTTGGTTCTAGAGGAGCTGAAAAAGTATTTATAAATAAAAACAAAAAAGAATAAAATGAGTTTAATAGGTACAATGTACAAAGAACCTAGGGTATTTGCGCACCGAATGGTGCCACTAGAATCACTAACTATAGCTAGAAGAGTACCAAGAACCGTTATTATAATAGATGGTGGAACGGGTTTTCCTGTTGCACCTACAACTTACGGCCCGTTAGGAACAGGAGAAGTAGTAACAACTAATGGTAATGGTGTTAACATAAGCATACAAGTAGCTGCATTAGCGCATCCAGATGGAACAGTTCTAGCAGCAGCACCTGATGTTGGTTTTACTATAGCTAATATATTACCAGATGGTTATAGAGTTGGAGATAGACTATCACTTGAATCTCCAACACCTGGTGGAAATCCTTGTATTCTTGAAGTAACCGTGTTGTATTTAGAAGACCCATCATACGGAAGCTCAGGTAATAATGGAATTGGTAAACAAGGATGGGAACCTTATTATCCAATAGTTTATAAAAATTCTCCATATAACATTTATTACAATACTAAAGAACCACTAACATGTTATGATGATGGGGGAACAGGACCAATAGAAGTATTTTGTGCTTATGGTTCAGTAGGTATATACATAGGCCAAGACGGAGATTATACTTTTATAGATGAAGCTGGATTTGAAGTGGAAATGCTAGGTTTAAAAGCAGGTAGTTTTTTACCTATATTAGTAGTAACAGTAACAGCTGGACCCGCAGATTTTGAAGAAACAACACTAGCATTGTTTTAAATGATTATACCGTTCTATAATAGCATTATTTCTAATAGATCATCATCTCCAGCAGCATTACCTGAAGTAATAACTAAAGTTCCAACAGGTGTCACTACTGGTACGTTTACAGCTAATGGTGATTTAGTTGATGATGGTGGTACAACTGTCACAGACGTAGGATTTGTTTATTCCAGTACTAACACAAATCCTAAAATTGGGGGTGCTGGTGTTACACAAGTTTCACTTGGTGGTTTAGTAGCTCCTAATACTTTTAATTCTGTTATATCTGGATTAAGTGATGGTGTATATTATTATAGAGCTTATGCTATAAACTCTGCAGGCACAGCAGAAGCCTTAGAGATTGAACCACCAGCTGTACAAAGTTATGACCCAATAAGGGTAGAGGTTACGATAGGAGGAGGAGACACAGGACATCATCCATACTTGACGTTAGGTGATGCTATGGTAGGTACAAGTTATAGCATAGAAGTAGATTGGGGCGATGGAAGTCCAGTTGAATCTTGGGATAACATTAGTAATCCAGGTACTACTTATGGAAATGATCAAAGGATTTATCATAATTACACTGGAACAGGTACTAATATTATTGAAGTAACAGGGATTTATCCTTGGATACAATTTGGAGCTTATGGTTCTGCCGCTGATAAATATACAGATGTTATATCTTGGGGAGAACAACCTTTTATTAATTGTAAAAACATGTTTAGAGGGTGTAGTAATTTAGATCTTACAACGCAAGATAATCCCGGCGGAGCTCCACCAGAACATGGAACACCTGATCTAGCGCAATGTGATTCCATAGATGGAGGTTTAAGTTCCATGTTTTTGGACTGTACTTCGCTTATAGGTACTTCTACTATAATAGATCAATGGAATATAACTAATGTTAAAACTGTTACTAGTTGCTTTTCTCAATGTTATAATTTTAATGGAGACATAACAGGATGGGATTTAACTGGTATTAAGAGCAATCCGTTTGGAGGAAGTTTATTAGGATTCTTAGATAGGTGTATACCGTTTTCTCATGATTTACATCCAGGTATGGATTTTAATGGAATAGAAACAGCACAATATTTATTTAGAGGTCATGCAGCTATTGCTACTGATGTTGTAGCATTAGACACTTCAACAATCAAAAACATGAAGAGTTGGTTTGATGGTGCGGCTTTTCCAGCTTTAACAGATTTAACATTACTTGATTTTAGCGCGGTCACTGGTGATGGATTAGATTATATGTTCGGTAATTCTAATATGGCAAATATAACTGGGGTTGAGAATTGGTTTTCTTCTCCTCCAGCTCCAATAACCAAATTAACATCCATGTTCACGTACGCTAGCAACATACCTGATGTTAGCTCCTGGAACGTAACTGGAGTTACTAGTTTAAAGAAATTATTTATGGCTGCAGATGTCACAGGATTAGGATCACTTAATGGATGGGATGTGTCAAGTGTAACTGACTTCAGTGAAATGTTTAGATTAAGTAATTTTGATCAAGACATAAGTGGATGGGATATAAGCGCGGCTACAAACATGCAAGATA